TGTAAGTCCATAGGGCGCCCATTTGAGTATGGGGTTTTAGCCCGATTGGCCGATATGCCGTGGTCATATGTCTTGCGTGCCTCAGCGATGGGCCTCGTGGGATTTGTGACCGCGGATTTCGCAGCGGCATGGTGGAACAATCGAACTCCATATGTCCGCAACAATAAATTTGTGAACTACTTTCTCGGCCCCCCGCAAAGGTGCTATTCATGCAAATTTGTGGAATGGGAGGCCAACCCATATCTACCAGGGCCAGATGCCAGGCCCGACTTAAATGGCACAGCTGCCATCAAGCATCGGAATCCACTCCTAGCTTCCCTGGAAGTGGATGAAGTTGTTTGGTTCTGGCGACGCCGAGCCCGGAGGTTCAGCGCTTATATGGAGGTTGTAATGCAGGCCGCGACGTTCGGCAATATACATTTAGGCATGGATGATGCCACCTCTAGTGGAAAAACTAGTTCAACCCTGACCCGACTAGGAACTGTCAATTACAATCGTTCCGACAACATCACCGACGATGCCCCGTTACATCATACTTATGAGGTGTGTGGTTGGGTTCGTGAGTCCATGAAAACTCACTCTTTGTACCAGGATTTTCCCAATTGCGGCGGGTTCGTACCGTCATTGTTGGCGTCAGATACGGGGAAGTCAAATTCCCCGACATCCCAGACATTAAAGAAGGCACATGCATTTGAGAATTGCCTGTTTTATTGCCTAGTCGCCCCATTGTCAGCGTTAGCCTTGGCCCTCACGTTCGCCAAGCTACACTCTTTCATACGGACCCAGGAGACCGAGATACGATGCTTGCGGGAGCTCGTAAGCGATTTGCCGCAAAGATGCCAGACATTAACCCTGGACTTGCCGATGACTTCAAACGATTTGTTCGGAACTTTTGTGAGGAACGTCTCCTTCCTCTACTCCCGGACCATGACCTTAGCTTCGAGAATTGGATTGAGCACGCTAATTACCCCCAAGCAAGAAAAGATGAGCTTATTGCAGTATACGCACAATTTGGGGACCAAGCTCTTTACGATAAGAAGCTCCAACGAGTGAAATCCTTCATGAAAGATGAAGGTTATACCGATGTTAAGCATGCCAGAGGTATAAATTCTAGATCAGATCCATTTAAGGTGGTTAGTGGACCGTTGTTCCATGCTATAGAGTGTGTGGTATTCCAGTTACCGGAATTCATCAAGTATGTGCCAGTGCGAGAGCGCGCGAAGCACTTGTTTGATGAACTTTGGGAACCTGGGGTAACCTTTGTCATTACGGACTACACCAGCTTTGAATGTGGATTTGTATT